ATTACTCTTGATGCTGGGCGGTTGTTGAATCTGCGTGGTCGCCGGGTTCAAATGCAGGCTGATGCTGGTGCGAAGATGACTCTTGCGAGTAACATTTTCACTAATTGCAGAATAAGTGGCGCGGAATTCCGTGGGTTCTTCCGTGGTGTATTCCCTGGTCCTGGTGCTGGATTCCCAGTTACTTCTGGCACTGTTTCTGTCGAGCCTTTGGAACCTCCGACTCGTCCAGAGAAGATCGAACCATCCGATCGGGGCCAAACGTATAATGGGCCTTATGAGGGAATTGATCCATCTGAATTCAACCCTCAAATTGATGATAGTACCGAGAACTGACGTATGATATTAGATTTCCCTTCTGGTTTTTATAAAAATATTCTCCCGCCTTCTCCGGAGAATAGAGGGAATGTTACATATGTCATTAGTACCGAGGCCCCACCGCGTGGGGCTCTTTTCTTCCTGAAGATTACTAATAATTTAGCTGTTGCTTCTCCGTCTTTGGTCGCAACTGATCCGCAAGGGACGATCCAATTTGGTACTTTGCGATCTTTTCGAAATATTTCGGTTATCGATACTTCACCAAGACCTATTGGGTCTGTGCTCGAATTTAATGACGAATACAAGACCTTGGATGTTCGGAATGGTTCGTTAGACGAGTCCGTCGACTTCCCAAGGTTTAGCAATGTTTCGACGGACCCTGTTAACGCTAAATTGTATCAAGCTTACGTGACAGCTCAGAAACAATTGTTGACGGCATCTCAAGAATCTAGTATTAAGCAAGTTCAGATCGAGAACACAGAACGTTCCACTAATGCTGCCATTTCGAGTTTGCAAGCTACGCAAGAAGCTTTAAAGATCCTAGTTAATGACCAAGAACTCTTGGACACTGTAACCGATCTTGAATCTCAGATTGCTGCAAATGAGAGTTTGATCGACACTTTGCGTGATGAGATTTTAGCCTTGGACGTTCAGCGTTCACAATTAGCTGATTCAGTTCGTCGTTTGTCTAAGGTGATCTCATGACCGCACGTTATATCGGATACAATCCACCATTTGTTGGTGGGCCACAGGGCATTATGAGCCAGCAATCGGATGATCGATTGATTGCTAATGATGTACTACAGAATCTTTTGATTCTGCCGGGTGAGCTGCCTTTCAGGCCAGGATTTGGTGTTAATCTTCGAAATTTTACGTTCGAGAAGCTGAATAACAAGAACCTGTCCTTACTCGAACAAGAGATCGCAACGCAAATCATTGCGAACGATCCACGCTTAATCATAAAGAAGCTCGAATTGCTACCGTTTCCGGACACTTCTCAATTAGAAATCAATCTGGTCGTGACCTTGATCGAAGATCCCGATCGCAACATTGAGATCAAACGACTGATCCAAGTATTGGCTAGGAATTAAGATGACAACAGAAATCAACATCCCAACTGAACCACGAAGTTTCGCTGTTGAGTTGCCCTCTTCTAATCTGAGACAACTAGACTTTTCAGCATTAGACTACGACACCGCTCGGCAATCCCTTATCGAGTACGTCCGGACCTACTACCCAGATGACTTCAATGATTTCGTAGCCAGCAATGGTTTCGTCATATTGATGGATATCATAGCTGCGTTGACTGACAAATTGTCACTACGTACTGATTTAATGGCTAATGAGGCATTCTTACCAACAGCTGTGACTGAAGAGGCCGTTGAAAATCACTTGCAATTGATTGGTCAACGGATTCGTCGTCAAACTCCCGCCACAGTCGAAATGGAAGTCACGGTCGACCGTCCAGTATTCACTGATGTACTAATTCCGCCTGGATCATTGGTTTCTACCATTGGACCAGATGGATCTGAGCTGTTCTACGAAGTTTATAAGGGACCGGGTGATTGGACCAGTAATATTGTCATCCCAGCCGGTAAGCGTGGTGTTGTGGCCTGGGGCGTGCAAGGTCAATTTGTCGCTGAATTCAATGAGGTCGCTCTAGGCGGGCCTAACCAGCGATACGATCTATTTGACGATAGCATCCTGCCTGATCCAATTTATGTTGAGGTCACTTATGGTGGTGTCACTAGAAATTGGCGGGTAATTCAAGAACCGATTCAGATTTATGGCCCGCAAGATGAGGTCGTCGAGATTCAATTCTTTACCACTATTGAAGGCCAACCCGTTGCTCGTTTCATTTTCGGAGATGATTTCAACGGCAAAGCACCAATTTCGGGTTCTGAGATCGTTATCAGGTATCGGACCGGTGGCGGGACAGCTGGACGGATAGCAGCTGGTGCTATCGATCAGCCCCGTACTATCCGTCTGGACGGGAGATCGTTCTCCGTGAACTTTAGGAACATTTCACCTAGCGTCGGGGGTACGAACCGCGAAAGTGTCGCGGACGCTAAACGGAGAGCCCCTAGCACATATGCTTTACATTCTGTTGTGGTGACAGCAAATGATTATGCTCATTTCGCCAATAGCTTCAGTCATCCGGTTTATGGTGAGATTGGTAAGTCTGCTGTGATTTTGGAGACTTCTCCCAACAAGAACATCGTTGATCTTTATGTCCTTGCTGCTGGTAATGATGGTTTACCGATTTCGGCAACCGTCCAATTGAAAGAAGCTCTCGTCAGTTCGTTGTCTAGTTTGAATGTTGTGACTGATGAGATTCGGATTAAGGATGGTATAATCCATGCTATTGATCTTGAGATGATTGTCGTGTTGGATCGGAATGTTGATGGTCGGATTGTCCAAAATAAAGTCAATGATGCTTTGACTGGGTTTTTTGCATTGGATAATTTCGATCTTGGAGAACCATTGTATATTTCTAATTTGATAGAGACGATTGAGCAGATCGGAGGCGTGAGGTACATAGATTTAAAGTCACCCAATAAGAACATCATCGCTAGTGGCAGACTTGCAGATGGCGATCCCAACTTCATTGGGGTTAATGAGATCATCACTCTTGGTACCAGCAAAGTTGACTTTTTCTACGACAACATCGCTCCTGGGAATGCTGTGCTATGAACGATCCGCTAGATTATCAAGTCAAGAACTGGGGCAAATCGGCATATCTCGGTTCTTACAATGGTGTGATGGTCTGGCAGGGATTTATAGTGAAGGGCGATGGCGATGGTAAATGTAGTGTGCATCATCATGCACGTGATTACAATGAGATTATAGTAATCTCGGGAAAGATTCGGATCAATCATTTCCACGAAGATGATTTAATTAATCCTGATCGCTTTGTGGATCTTGTCTCCGGTGAGCGTGCCACCATTCATCCTGGTGTAATTCATCAGTTTCAAGTTTTAGAGGACGGAGTCATAATGGAATTGTATTGGTCCAAACCCGTCTTTGATATAGTGCGACACAATGTCTGAAAAATCAGTTATACTCTGGAATGTTCATTTCGATCAAGATAAATTCAGTTATACTTATAACAACTTCGAAAAGCTCATCCAGGCCGTTGATACTTTCGCTGATCTACAAATCAGCGATGGTATAGCTAATAAAGATGAGGCTATTGAGAAAGTCTCATCTAATGTTAAAGAGCATTTACAATTGGACGAAGCTGAAGGGATGTACGTCATTATGATCGGTGACGCACAGGTTCAAATCAAGAAAATCATTCTTGATGAACAGAATCCAGTGGTTAAGGCTTTGATCGCGGCGTATCCGCAAGTGAATAAGAAGACCAAGAAATCAATTGATCTTCTTATTTCGGAACCTCTATCTTCTTAACGCTCAGTATCGAGTTCGGCTAGTAGTTGTTGTTTCATCTGCCGAGTGAATTGAGCCCCCAATGCTGCAGTATCATAGGGGTGTCCCTGTGTGAATACAATGGGGGTATCGCCATCGTGGGGTTTGATGATGATAACAGCATCGCATTCGCCCGGAACGTTCTCCTTGATCGTGGTCATTAGTTCGACCATTCGCTCATCAAAGGTGTTTTCTGGTTGATTCGCTTCGTGTTGTTCTATCTTAGAAGCGAAATTTTCGTCAATCGGCTCTTGGGACGCATTATCTGACATGTTAGAGACTCTTTCTTTGAATTCGGATGAAGTTTATGAAATCTGTCAAAGACACTTTACCAATGTTGGATTGCCACTGCGTCCAGCGAAAGGCACGCCTTTAAAACTTAGCTACATCTGGAAACACGTACAAAAACTGACCAAGAAGTTCGTTGAATGGGACTTCACTTCTGACGAGATCGACGCATACATACGTATCGCAGCCCATCGAATTAGCCGATTGCCGCCCAGGCAGCAAAGTCTCCAGAATGTCGTCAAAGCTGACATGCTAGACTTCTGTTATGACGAACTTCAACGGCAACAGACGAGCATTGATGAGCTACAAGTTGAATTCCATCAAATACACGAATGGTTCAAGGCAACATGTGGCACCGACGCACAGAGTCAGTTGACTCATTTGCTTCGAAGGCATAAAGCAGGTGCTCTCCCAAATATCATCGTGTATTTTCAACAAGGGCAACTGAGCAAAGCCTACATTGCGTTCTCTTCAGTATGCCGCGAAGCTCTTAATGTCATTGCTCACCACCATCCCGACGAACGCAAGTTCTGTGCCAGCAATGCCGCGTTGCATTACATGACGCACTACAAGTTCAAAGCACAATCTTCCTCAATTAAGCAGATCCTCGGAGAGTAGTTTTATGTCCGGTCTTTTGTCAGATCCCAATTTTCACAGTAACGACACAGTACACAATTCAACCCGCATAGTAAGGAACGTAGTAGACAGCTACGGATTCACAGCGGGGCCAGACGAGGAATTCGGCCTCAACGACTCATTCCTCAACGGATTCAAGGGACGAGACCCTGAATTTGGATACAACGGACTAGGCGAAGTCACCTATTATCGCACCTATTCAAGGCTGAAAGAAAACGGCGGCAAAGAACACTTCTGGGAAACAATCAATCGAGTCGTCGACGGAACATTCGAAATCCAACGCCGACACTGCCACCGATTCAACCTCCCATGGGACAGGATGCGAGCACAAGACTCAGCACAAGAAATGTTCCAACGCATCTGGGACTTCAAATTCGTCCCGCCCGGACGCGGCCTTTGGGTCATGGGCACACCATTCATGTGGCGAGCAGGCGGAGCAGGATTAAATAATTGTTTCGCACACGAGACAGAATTTATCACAAGAGAAGGGATCAAAAAGCTTGGCGATTGCGTCAACACCACACAAAAGATTTTGACTTCTGGTGGCAAATGGGTCGATGCGAAAATCAAAAGCTTTGGAGAACAACAACTTACTAAAGTTGTGCTCCGTCGTGGTCGATGGCGTAAAGTTATTCATGCCACTCCAGATCACCGTTGGTTTGTTCATTCTAAATCACGAAAATTCGCCACAGTTGGTGCTGCCGATGATTCGAATAATACTTGTACTCGTGAATGTACCACTGAAGAGTTGAAAGATGGTCTTCGGTTGTCAATGAATTTTGGTCAAGGAATTAATAATTCCAATTTACGACCAAGTGCGTTTGGTATCGCTCATGGTGTCTGTTTCGGCGATGGCACAACCGGATCGGATAATGAAAGTCATGGAACATATTTGTATTTATGCAAACCCAAAGACGCACAGCTAGAAAGGTTTTTCCTTGCGTCCCATCGCACTGAAGCCCCAGAAAGGGGTGAACACGGTGCGATACGTGTTGCTGATCTCCCGAGAGCTTTTAGAAGGGCTCCAGATTTAAACGAATCGTTGACTTACCTTTACGGTTTCTTGTGCGGATATTTTGCAGCTGATGGAGACGTCACCGACAAGGGGACTGTCAGAATTGCATCATCTGAACGGCAAAATTTGGAACTTGTTCAATCTGTTTGTGCTATTCTTGGAATTGGGACGTTCGAGATCTCACAAGGTCTGCAGACAATCAAAAAAGATGGACAAGTTAAGAAATTTATTGGATATCGTCTTACTTTGATGGCCGAGTACCTTAATCCAGAATTTTTCTTGATCGATGATCATCGTGAAAGATTCGAAATTCGAATTAGTGCAAGTCGGAAGAAGATCTCCACATATCAGTCATGGTATGTCGATTCTGTGGAATCCACTTGTAGAACAGAAGAAGTCTTTTGTCCTCAAGTTCCTGAAACTTATTGTTTCACATTGGCTGGTAATATTCTTACTGGTAACTGCGGATTCGTCAGCACGAACCAAGACTTCCACGAAGACCCGGCCCAACCCTTTGCTTTCGCAATGGACATGCTCATGTTGGGCGTCGGCATCGGATTTGACACAAAGGGAGCCGACGTAGTAATGGTTCGCAAACCCGTCGACAGACGAACCAAATACATCATCGACGACAGCCGAGAAGGATGGGTCTTGGCATTCATCGATCTGGTGCACTCCTACACACTACATCCCGAGTACGGCAGATTCACCTACGACTTCAGTGAAATCCGACCCAACGGAACACCTATTAAAGGATTCGGCGGCGAAGCATCAGGCCCCGGTGAACTCGAAAAACTATTGTTCCGTGTCGATGATTTCTTCGGCAAAATGGTCGGTCGACGCATGAACAGCGTTGATATTACCGATCTGATGAACATGGTCGGCAAATGCGTCGTCGCGGGTAACGTCCGACGAAGTGCTGAGATCGCATTTGGTTTCCCTGGCGATATTGAATATCGCTCGATGAAGAACCCCGTTCGAGATCTGAGCGGCGAAGAAACCGAGAAATTCTACAAGGTCACTGGCGACCTTTATGGCAAAAACCGTTACTCAGCGACCGTTGAAGACTTCACTGGATGCGATATCCAGAGCGATAAGCTCGATAGAGCAATTGACGTCTGGAACGCTTGCAACGATCGTCGCTGGGCTTCAAACAATTCAGTGTTCAGCGAAATCGGCATGGACTACACTGACGTTGGCCAGCAAACAGCTGCTAACGGCGAACCCGGTTACATCTGGCTTGATAACATGCGGGATTATGGCCGCATGAAAGACGGTTTTCAGCCTGGGATTGATGGTCGTGTGATGGGGAGCAACCCATGCTTTGCTGGTTCTGGAAATTTGTTTACAGATTCTGGTTACAAAAACATTGAGAATTTGTGGAAAGAACAAGGAGCATTGTTGTTTGATGGTTTTGATGCCGACATGCTAGATAAATATGGTAGCCAATCTATTATTAATAACAATGGAATTTCTAAAGCCACTAAAATTTATAAAACTGGTGACAACCAAGAAGTTTTTAGAGTTAAATTCAATGATGGTTCATGGATTGATGCCACAGAAACTCATGAATTTATAGTTCTTAATCGTACTGTGCGTAGAATTGGTGGCGGGAAAAAGAAAACGTTTTTTGATGAGCAGCGATGCAAATTGGCCAATTTGCAAATTGGTCAATTGATACCTTTAAATCAGCAAGTTCATTTCGGCACATTTCATGATCCTGTTTATTCTGAGCTTTCTGGATGGTGTATTGGCGATGGGTCTTTAAGCCCACGATCATCTGGCCAAACAAGAGCAGAATGTACTGTTTATGATGAAGATTCTGTTGATGTTTTGCCACGTTTGCGTGGATTGATGTTACAATTGTTTGAAACTCATAGTAAATCTAAAAATGTTCAGCCAGAGTATGCCGGTTGGGAAAGAGATTTTTCGGGTTCTTCATTTGATCATCAAGAGACTAGAATTGGTTCAAATGTTTTAGGTCGTCTTTTAGCCGAAGATGGTGTTATCTGTGGAAATAAACACCAAGTGCCCTTTAGCGTTTTAAACGGCACGAAAGCCACACTTTGTGCATTCCTTCGTGGTTTAGCTTCTGCAGATGGCTATGTCAATTTAACTAAGAATTCTATTTCTATTAGAATTTGGCAAGTAAATGATTCTTTGTTGCGTGAATGTCGTCTTTTGCTCAATCAACTTGGTATTGCGTCCACTGTTCAGTTTCGACACAATGAACGCAAATTGAAAATGAATGATGGTAAAGGTGGTCTTAAAGAATATAATTGTAAGCCAGGTTGGGAGTTAATTGTTTCTGGTATAAAACAAACTTCTAAATTCTTAGATGATATCGGATTTATTCAAGATTGGAAATCTGCAAAAGCCGTTCAATGGTTACAAAGTCATCGTGGTTCAAATAATTCTAATACTGGTAGATATGTTAACATCGAATCGATCGAATCAATTGGTTGGCAACCAGTTTACTGCTTGACTGAACCAGAAACCAATCAAGTTGTTGTTAATGGTTATCAAGTTGGACAATGCGTAGAACAGACCCTCGAATCGTACGAATTGTGTAATCTTGTCGAGACTTTCCCGTCGAAGCATGACAATGAAGACGATTACATGCGGACCATCAAGTACGCTTACTTGTACGGCAAAACGGTCACGCTCTTGCCGACTCACAATAACCGCACCAACCGCGTTATGCTTCGTAATCGCCGGATTGGCTTGAGCCAATCAGGTATTGTCCAGGCGATGGAGAAGTTCGGGCGACGTAGATACCTGCAGAATTTCTGCGATGCTGCCTACAGCGAAATCCGAAGATGGGATAACATTTACAGTGAATGGCTCACCTGTCGAGAATCAGTCAAAGTCACCAGTGTCAAGCCGTCTGGCACAGTCAGCCTACTGGCTGGTGTGGCTCCTGGTGTTCACTTTCCTGAGGCCCGGTCATACTGGCGTCGAATGCGTATTAATAAGAATCACTCGCTGGTTGGTATCCTTGCAGAAGCGGGTTATCACATTGAGCCTTCTGTTACTGATCCGGACAATACTATCGTTGTCAAGTTCGGTGTCGAAGATGAGGGCGTCCGTCCAGTAGCCGATGTTTCGATCTGGGAACAGATGGACAATGTTGCTTCAATGCAATACTACTGGGCTGACAATGCCGTTAGCGTGACGATCAAGTTCGATCCGGATGAAGCCAAAGACATTCCCACGATTCTGTCTCATTACGAGGATCGAATCAAGGCAGTGAGTTTCCTGCCGAAGACGAACCATGGGTACGTACAAGCTCCTTATGAAGCTGCTGATCGTGAAGAAGTGAGGGATTATCTTGCTGGTTTGAAAGAGATTGATATGTCTCAGTTGGTTGAAGAAGCCGTTGGTGAGAAATATTGTGATTCTGACAAATGCGTGTTGAACTGACACACCGTTTTTGATAATTGAGCAGACAGACCCCTGTAGAATAAAATTTATTCTATCAGGGGTCTTGTCGTATTAGGATTCTCGAACGTATTAAAAACACGTTGATCTTACACTGAGGTATGATGGATGAGAGCTGTACTGAGAGATAATAAACACGTCTATCTCGACACAATTTCGGATGCCGAATCCCAGATTTTATGGGAAGCGTTTACATTCGAAGATCCGAATGCTTATAGAACCACAAGCACGGCTCGTAGCTGGCAGGGAAAATATCGAAAATTCGATCGTATCAATAAACGGGTAGTCAGAACATTCTTAGGGCGTCTGGCTTTCCAATGCCGGAAACATGATCTCCCATTTCATGTTGAAGATCAACGCCCAAAATGGAAATACACCTACATCGACGAAAAGCTTGTCGATAAGGATTTCTTGCCCGGCATCACTCTCGAAGACTACCAAATAGCCGCAATCAAGAAGGGTATCAAGTGTGAGTGCGGCATATTCAAACTCACCACCGGGGCCGGTAAAACAGAGATCATAGCCGGGATGTGTAAGGCAATTAATTGTCCTACTCTGATTCTTGCTGATATGACCGTTGTGGTTTCTCAACTTAGCGATAGACTGAAATTGCGTGAAGTGGCTAGTGAGATCGGTATGTTTTTCGCTGGCGAAAAGCCTAACGGAGAGCAGATCGTCATCGGATCTATCCAAAGCCTCAACCCGCCCAAACCGCCCAAGGACGAGCCAGAAGAGGGCTCGTATAAGAACGAAAAGACATTCAAGCAGGCTCATAAGCGTTGGGAATCATCGCTTTTGGCTTATGAGACGCGGAAACGCAATTATAAGATGTTGATGGAGTATGTGAAGAATGCGGAGATGATAATTGTTGATGAATGTGATCACAGCAACTCTTCGACTTATAAGCAAGTAATTCGTAAGCTTTTTAATGGTCGACGTCGATATGGGTTCTCGGCTACCCCGTTTGATGATGAAAAGCCGATTTCGAATTTGAATGTCGAAGAGAATTTCGGCTACATTATTTTCGAAATGCAACGTAAAGAAATCGAGGCTCGGGGCCGGATCATTCCGTTGAAGTATCGAATGATGGTTTATGAAGACCCCCAATTCGATCTTCATAATAAGATTGTTTTGGATGAAGCGACGAATCTGTTCATGGTTGAGAATCAGAGATTCCATGATCTAATTCTTGCTATTGTGCAATTCCATGCTGGTGAGAAGAATATGATCCTTGTGGATAGAATTCCGTTGGGTGAGAATTTGCTTGAGTCGGCTCGTGCGAGAGGTATGACTGCAGGGTTCATTTATGGTAAGACGCCAAAGCGGGAGAGGACTGAATTTATTGATCGTTTTGCTGCTGGGGACCTCGATGTTCTAATTGGAGGGAAAATAGTTAATAGAGGTCTTGACGTCAAGGGTGGCGTCGATAACCTGATAATGGCTGCTGGCGGGAAATTGAGATCCGATTTCCTGCAGAAGATTGGACGTGCTCTAAGGGTAAATAATAGAGGATTCAGCTACGTGTACGACGTGCTGTTCCGATGCAATCATTACCTGTACGAGCATGGCAAAGCCAGACTCAAAACCATCGTCGATGCAGAATACGATTCTGCGGTCAATTTTGGACATGATACAATAGATGGTCCTACTCTCATCAAACGCAACTTCCGACCTCCGGCCAAGCCTAAAGCCGGACAGAGAAGAATTGAAGAAAAAACACTATTTCATCAATGAAATCGTTGAATGGAAACTGACCCGGTATATCTGGACCGGGACCACTAGTGTAATCTACCGAAACTCCATCATGGAGCACGCCAATGAGCTGATTATTCAACTCATTCGCAAACAGGGCCTCTACAACATCTACCGAGGTCATGATCCCAGTGCGTTGAACGAGCTTGTGCATGTCGCGTACATGCAAATCGAACGCACCCTCTACAAATACAGAGCCCGTGCTCATTGTCGCGGTTGCTTCTCGTATGATCGCCCCAATGCCTCGGTTCTTTATGATCCGGCTGCTTTCGAGTTCGGGATAATCAATCCGGATCGATTGGTGCAGATGTACCCCAAGTGTCCACATTGTGGACAGGTCTTAAAGAATGACGGGTATATCGAGCCTTCCCAAGGGTTGTATGGTGGGACTTATCATGTTCTTTATAGGGGCATGTCTAAGGTCTTTAACATGTGGTCGCAGGTGGCTCGCACGGTTATCCTGGCGTATGTGAAGAAGGACACTCGGGACGTACGCAATGGTGATAATTACACTGAGTTTATCTCGCGTAAGCACTCAAATGGCAACAATGAGCAGTATACTAGTGCTTTGCTGCAGGCTAAGCGGGAGATGTGGTTTAATCCTGATTATTGTGATGTGGTTGATGCTTTGATTGAGCTTTCGAGCGAGTCGGACCCTGATAAGAATTTCAAGAAGAAATTATGTACTATATCTGGAGTCGAACGTAAAAGTGTTGACCATGCATTGGTCGTCCTACGTGTAATGATGGAATTGCATGCTGAGAATTTCGATACACGAGAATTGCGATGCAGTTAAATCATATTACTGACGGTGCTTTCTTTCCTCATAAGTGGGGAGATCCTGTCAGTTCATTTGTTGATCCCAAGGAACGAGATAGATGGCTAAAACGAACAAATCCGACTGGGTCCTCGCAGTCTGCACCGGCCAAGCCCCGGCGTTCGAAAAAGTCCAAGAAATCCTCGAAGGAAAAAACATCCAAATAACGCCCAGGGATTACATTGAAGCCTGTCAGCGGAACGGGCTTAACCCGGACATAGATCCTACCTTTATCAAAATTGCAGAAGGTAGTGCTACCCTTGAGGATGTTAATCTTCTATTAGAGGATGTTGCAAGCTCCGTGCGTGATAGAATTCAACGCCGGATTAGGAAGAACCCTACCAAGGGGCATATAACTCCAGGTGGTCATCAGAAACTTGGTAACATTCGACCTTCTGGAAGAGTGAACCCCAAGCGTAAACGATCGGGCCACACTCAGGAACATGGTAGAGGTGAACATGGACACGACAAATCAACCGACTCCCAGCGACAATCCGCAGCCAACGAGTCCGCAGATAACGAACCCGATGGAAGAGATGGAGGCGATGCTGAGTGAGCTTGATGGCACACTCGCAGACCCGCCACAAGTCGGAGAGTTAATGGAGCAAGAATCCTCTAGCCAAAAAGTTACGCAGAGGATTATCCAGGAAACCGACGACCAAATTGAAGAAGACGACCGTGACGAATTCGAAGACTACGTCATCGAAAAAGCACAAGCAATAACAAATCTTGTGCTCACTAACTGTGCTGAAGATCGCGAAGAAGCAACAGCCGCCATTCAAATGATCAAAGACCTGATTCAAAGTCAGGACAAAGTCGTCCACGGCGGAACTCTACAAAGACTTCTCCAAGCAATCGACACCCGATCCAGCATCAGCCAAACCGTCGTCAAAGTCCTGGAATCTCAGGCGAAAATTCTATCTGCTCGCAAAGGTCCCTCTAAGAACATAACTAATAATTCAACCAATACAGCGGTTGGAAGTGCTGGCCTCGTAGCCATGCTCGAAAACGGTATGAAAAGTAAGGGTCAATAGTGAACGAACTCGAAAAAGAAATACACAAATGCCAAAGCTCTATCGCATATTTCCTATCCCAACATTGCCACATTCAGCACCCATCAGCTGGCATCATCCCGTTTAACCCATTCAAGTATCAACTCAACGCACTAAGCCAATTCGACAGCCACAGGTTCAACATCGTAAGAAAATGCCGACAATGCGGCATCTCCCAAATCTCCGGAGCCTACGCACTCCACCAGGGAATGTTCTTCCCATATCAAGCCATCCTCATCATCTCCAAGAAAGAAGACGACGCGAAAGGCTTCTTGAGACGTAACATCACCTTCCTGTTCGACAACCTACCAGAATGGATGCAAAAGCTCTGGGAACCCGAAAAACGAAACGAGCACGAAATAGTATTCCCCAATGGCTCAAGCATCAAATCACTCACAAGCAGCTCCGAAGTTCTACGATCCCACTCCGCGTCACTAAATATTATTGACGAAGCAGCCTTTATTCCGAGTATGGACCGTATGTGGGCATCAGGTTATTCTTGCGTCGTAGCTGAAACGCTACTGACAACTGACACCGGGCTAATCCGTATGGATTCGCTTGTCAGCGGAAAAGAACGATGGCAAGACATCGACATCAAAGTACAAACAGACGAAGAAATCCTACCAGCCGACAAAGTCTACCTATCAGGCACAGGACCAGTCCGCAAAATCACAACCGACCTAGGGCTCGAACTCACCACCACACCCAACCACCGATTCAGAGTCATCGACCCCAACGGTGAGTACGTCTGGCGTTACATGAACGATGCCTCACCCGGTGAATACATCGTAGTCCGATTGGGCGACACACCAGAAATCAAAAAAGTCAACCCAGAACTCTACCTTGCTGGTATCCTATTCAGCAGAGGTCACGTAGTCGGCAAACAAATCCACACCAAATTCAACAGCCAACTACAAACCACAGAATTCATCGACGTCTTAACCGAATACTTTGGTCAAGACGGATTCGTCATCAACAAACGACAACTAAAAGTCAGCTCTCCCAAAGCGTTCGAACTAGCCGAAAAATACGGCATCTCGCTAACCACTGAACCAACAGAACGACGAATCAGTGATGAGATTCTAGAACTGGGACGCGACAACTACTACCATGTTCTTTGTGGCATAATCGATTCACAAAGTGCTAGCGGAAAACGAATCGGAGCAATATTCGACAGCCAAGAATTGGTCCGAGACATCCAAAACATCATGTTCGATTTTGGATTCCCGATCTCAGTGTCCCAGACATCGGCTGGACACCACCGATTAATAATCGTCGACTCCGATCTCGGAAACACCTTCTCAGAACACTTCTACTCAACCCGCCACGACCTACGACTCTGTGCAGAATCCGGCCAATCATACAACACCGACCATCCAGTATTGGTCCACCTTTTCGAAGCCGAATGCAACACTCTGATTCGTGAGAACCCCGGTGATGAAGAAATCACCCGATGTGGGTCTTATGGACGAATTCGATACAACGATATTAATGGCCTATTCAAGCATGAAGTAGGCGACATCAATAGTTGGCTCGTGAAGAATAAGCTCTTCGTCGACAAAATCGTTAAAGTCGAAGAAGACATTCGAGAAACATTCGACATCCAAGTCCCCGAAAAACACTGCTACGTATCAAACAGTCTTGTGAGCCACAACACACTCCAACACGGTGGTCGTGTGATTGTGGTTTCTACGTTGAACGGTATGGGTGATTGGTACTACAAAATGCTCAAGGGAGCTGAGCAGAATGCCAACGGGTTCAATCTCATTACCATCAATTGGTATGACATGGATTGGGAGATCGAGTACAAGGATAAGGGTACCAACGAGCAAGTTAGAATTGCCCCATGTGATGGTATTCGAGAATGCGTTACATCTGAAGAAAGAGAGAAGTACGGCCCATATTGGTCTCCCTGGTTGCAAAAGCAGTATAATGCTCTAGCGGAAGAAGGAGAAACATGGAAGTTCGACCAAGAAATCTTAGCCCGCGTGGTCAGCTCTGGTAAGACTGTTTTGCCAGCTCTGAATCTTGATGCTATCGATGAAATGGTTCGCAAGCCCCTCAAGATCGCTAAGGGGATTCAGCAATACATGCACCCGATCAGACGGGAGCCGATTCAGTTGGATTTCGATTTTGAAGGGAATCAGGGCCTCTGGTTCTGGGAAATGCCTGTCCGTCAACACCCGGACGCCCCACAGGGTTATACCTACACGATGGGCGTTGATACGATGACTGGTCGTGGCAATGACTTTCATGCTCTTGAAGTCTTTTGCCTAGAGACTGGTGAGCAAGTTGCTGAAATGATGATGCGTTGCATCCCGAAGATGCTTTGTCCATATGTTGATATGCTTGGGCGTTTCTATAATAATGCTTTGGTTAATGTGGAACGCAATAATGGTGGTGATGGTGTAATCGATGAGCTTCGGCTTGAGTATGGTTATCCTAATCTCTGGCGTAGGATTAGAATTCCTGATAAAGCTGGGGTAAAACCGAAGCTTGATCCTTATGGTCATTTTACGACTGATATTAGTAAGATTGGCCTGAATAAGATGATGATCAACCTACTTGGTCGGCCTGAATGCGTGAAGGTTTATAGTTCACGCTTGCATGACCAATTGTGCACATACATTAATCACCGAGATCGTGGTGGTAGACCCACTGGTAAAACTGGTGCGGAAGTCGGTTGTCATGATGACCTTTGCCTCGGAGCGGGGCTTGGTTTGGTGGCACTGGTTAGCAATCCTGATCCAAATAAAAGTAAAGTATTACCTTTCAAGATCGATCAGGATATTGCTTTCGCTACCACCACTTCAGACGAAACCATTATCGCATACGATCAGAATTTGGTGTCACCAGTATCGGTCGACCACGACGAACCTAACGGTCCTGAATCCACGTCATACGAGGATCAAGTGGCCGGATTCGCCCGTGACCTTTGGCTTGGCGACCGAAAAAAGGTGGAAGCACCTGTAGTCAAGAGAAAATCATATTATGGCAAGTAAATGATAGATTGGAATGCCACCAAGGGAAATTTCGGATATGGTGCAGAATGTGTCAAAAATGCCTACAGACCTAAGGTAATATGTAGATGCGATTTATGTAACAAAGAGAGGATTGTTACTATAAGAGTTAAATCCCGCGTGGTCGAAAATCAGATTGATTGGAAGTGCCCAGCATGTATTGGGCAAGGTTTATCCGAAAAATTTTCAGAATCCACAAAACAATGTTGGCTTGATTCTGAATATAGAAGTAATCAAGTTGATGTTAAAAAATCTGGCGAATATCTTGAAAACCAAAGAAAGATGGGAGAAGAAAGATGGGAAGATTCTGACTACAGAGAGAAATTCAAATCAATAACAAATGATGAATATATCGAAAGAGCCATAAAAGCAAATAAGGAATTATTTGATTATAGCGAAACGATTTTTATTAATTGGAAAAATAAAATCGATTTTAAATGCAATCTTTGTGGTAACATCTCTCAGCAGTCTCCATACAATCATTTAACAATACCGTCTTGCAAATTTTGTTCTACCAGTTCTGGACAGCTTTTAATCAATGATCATATCACATCTTTAGGTTATGAGACAGTTATTAATGATCGCACTTCGATTTCACCGTTAGAAATAGATATTTATATTCCAGAATTAAAATTCGGTATAGAATATCATGGTTATTATTGGCATTCTTACAATAAACAAGAAACAGTAAAAGAAAGGAAAAAACATCAAGATAAGGCACTATTAGCAATTAAGAATAATATTTCTCTTAAACAATTTTATTGTTTCGAATGGAATAATCAGAAAGATCTTATAAAATCAATGATAGGTCACTATTTAGGCAGATCATCAAAATTGCATGCAAGAAAATGCGGTATTATTGAAATAAGCGAATCAGAGGCCAATCTTTTCTTTTCTGCTAACCATCTTCAAGGACACAGGCCAGCACGTCATTATCTTGCTTTGATTTTTAATAAATCAATCGTTGGTGCTGTTTCTATCAGCAAAACCAAAGGTGGCTGTGAATTAATAAGAATGGCTTTTAAGAATGGGTCAACAGTAATTGGTGGTGGGTCCAGATTGATTAATAATGCGATGAAATTGTTTAAGATTTCTAACTTGTTCACTTTTGCTGATTTGAGATACTCTACCGGCAACGTTTACAAGAAGATTGGTTTTAAAGAATTGTGTGTAACCAAACCAAATTATAAATATGTAACTAAAAGTGAGATACTATCCAGACAAAGATGTCAGAAACATAGATTATCAAGAATGCTTGGTGAACTGTTTGATCCAAATCTAACTGAATCTCAAAATATGTTCAACGCTGGTTATCGACGTTTGTGGGATGCTGGCAATATTAAAATGGTGAAACATGGCGAGTAATTGGTTAGCATTCGATAGACTTCGAGCTTATATCAGTGGTTCAGGTCTATATCGACATGAAAACATTCTCCAGGATCAGCCGTCTCTTGACTCCCTAACTAGTGCTGGTCCAGAACGCAATGGCCTACAATCGGCCATTATACAGAGCATCCAAGTCAACTACTTTCGCAGAGAAAGGTATAAGGATTATGACAAAATGGATGAAATGGGCGAGATCTCTCTCGCCCTTGACATGTACGCAGACGAATCCTGCGTAGTCAACCCCGAAACCGGACACATCATCCAAGTCTACGGGGAAAGCACAAGAGTCAAAGAAGAGGTACAAAACCTCTACAACAAGACCCTCATGTTGGACCACCAATGCCGGTCCATCGTACGATACCTCTGCAAATACGGCGACTGTGCCTTCCGCATCGTCCTCGACAAAACCCGTACCGGCGTGGTCGGCCTCAAAAGGCTAGATGTCTACAACTTCACACGGATCGAAACAGCCAACGGCGACCTCGTCGCTTTTCACTATTCTGACCCGGAAATCAACCAGTCCTACTTCCTGCACCCATGGGAAGTAGTACACTTCCGCCTGACTAACTTCGAAGCCAAATTCCACCCTTACGGCAAGTCCGTTATCGAAGGTGGACGTAAGGCATTCAAGCAGTTGATCTTGATGGAAAGCTCGGCTGTCATTTATCGGTTGTGTCTTACTGGTGACAGTAAAATTATGACTAGCAACGGGCCAATTCCAATTAAGGATATAAAGATTGGCGACTTGGCTTATTGCTATACAGAAGATGGTGTTAAATTAACTAAAGTAACGAATTGGATTAGTAATGGAATTCAAGATGTCTTTAGAGTTAAGACTAAATATCGCCATCTTGATGCAACAATTACCCACCCATTTTTGGCGTTGGATGTAGACACGGGGAATACGGAGTATGTTGATGTCAAGAATCTTGTTCCAGGAAGACACCATATTGTAGTTCCAACCCCCGATTCTCCTGATAATTGTTCACTACCACCGCAATGGGCCGGTGTTGAGTACGCTAAGCTGTCAGATGAACAATATCAATTGTTTAGAAGCAATGATTATGATAATATCACGTCTTCAATGAGAGAACTGAACCATCCCGTAACTCTGACTAGACAATTTTTGTATGCTAGAAAGAGAATGCCGCTAAGTCAGGCTCAACAATTATGTGAAATATTGAATCTTGATTCTAACAATCTTATTGTAGAATCTAAAGGGATTAAGATAGTTCCCAATATACCGAAAACGGCTAATATAGATCTGATGAGGTATCTCGGGTTTATTGTTGGTGATGGTTCGGTCACCACTGGTAATAGGATAACCTTAGCGATTGGTGACTATAAGCCATTTAATCAATGGTACCTTAACTATGCTAAGACATTGTGCCCTAATTCTTGGGAAGAAGGTCCTGAGAACGATCGTAAAGTAGTGTCTAGCAACAAGATTCTACACAATACTGTTAGTTCTTGGGGGTTCTTAGGAACATCAAAAACTAAAAGGATTCCTGGATGGGTATTCGGGCTAAGCCATGATTTGATAAAGTCGTTTATCACCGGGTTTATTGAAGCTGATGGTAATAGCCATATGTCTGGATATGACTACTTCGCATTAGAATTATGCAACAAAAATCTCGTTGAAGACTTCAAACATTTGTGCGATTTGGTTGGATACAGAACAGGGAAGATAAGCACTAGGACTAGAGAATCTGGATTGAACCATCTTAATGATGTCTATACTAGTTATAAGTTGTTTGTGAGCCCAAATCCTCGTGATCTGTTTGAGCCTATTGAATCAATCGATATCTTAGATCAGCAAGAAGTGTTTGATATCACTGTTGAGAACGGTGAGCATAATTTTATAGCTAATGGTATGGTAGTTCATAATACCAGGGCTCCGCAGAAGCGTAAATTCACGATTCCAGTTGGTAATATTCCCAGCCAACAGGTTCCTGAATACTTGCGTAAGATTGCAGCACAATTCAAGAACAAGAAATTCTATAATCCGGCCAACGGCAACTTCGACGAGCGTTACGCTCCGTTGACTCAGGAAGACGATTTCTTCTTGCCTAAGCGTCCGGATGGATCTGGTCCTGATATTGAGACATTGCAGGGAGCTGATAATCTTGGGCAGATTGATGATATTGAATACTTCCTCAAGAAGATGATCGCTCCGACCAAGATTCCCCCATCTCGATTGGGTATTGGTGACAAGACCGGTGGTGATACTGATGGGAAACCGTTGAGTCAGACTAGTAGTGATTTCGCTAAGAACATTACTTGGGTGCAACAGGTAATGTCGGTCGGCCTGACGAAGATCGCTCTTGTTCATCTTGCTCTTAAGGGTTATTCTCGTGATGAGATGAATTCTTTCTGGACGAGCATGATGGTGAATTCTGCTATGGAAGAATTGTACAGAATCGAGACGTGGCAGACTCGTGCGAATATTATGGCTGACCTTCGTGATATTGGTTGGTTCCCTAAAGAATGGATTTTGTCCCACTTTACCGATCTTAGCCCGGATGAGATTCAGCAGATGATGCTTAAGGGCAATGCTGATATGGGTGATGAGACCACTCCAGAGCTTGGTGGAGGTGGCGGTGGAGGCGATATGGGTGGGGGTGATCTATTCGGTGGTGGAGAAGAGGGCGGTGGGGAAGATCTATTCGGCGGCGGGGATGAAGGCGGTGGGGAAGATCTATTCGGCGGTGAAGGTGGTGACGATCTTGGTGGTGGTGCTCTTCTTGATGCTGCTGGCGGTGAAGAGGATGATAACCCATTGGGTGAGTCACTTGATTATCGGCTCAAGAAGCTCGAAGAGAGTGATAAAAAGACTGACCGTGAGATTCAGATCACTGAGGCCATGTCTAAATTGAAGGCTATGGTAGTGATGGGTAAGACGAAACGTGACAATTCTATTGCTTCTGCTATTATAGAATCGAATGAATTATTAGGGGTTCCTGCCCGAGAAGCAAATAGTAATACACCAATTGAGCAGAAGAAAGATCAATTAGTGGTCGAAGGTATCGACGAGGTTTCTGAAAATTATGAGTTTGAATATTTTGAGTCAAGCTCGGCTACTCAGAGGCTTTATGGGGAGTTACCTTCTTCCGAGATTATCTCAGAAGCTGCTACTAGGACGATTGCTAGAGAGCAATTGTTATTGGATCAAGATCGCGAAAACGCTATCGTAGCGTTGCAAGAGTCCACTCAGGCTGGCGTTGTTACTCAAGAGGATGTCGATCAATCTATCAATGGATAAAGTGATCGCCTCTCGACAAATATAATCCAGCAATTCACATCTATCTGACGTTTGTTTTATAGGATACTTACGCTAATGTCGGCCTACACGAAGCCTCAACAAATCGATGTGCGAAAGTTTATCCGAGTCATCAACAACGGACTGAACACGCAGCTTAACGAAGCAGCTGAAGCAGTGCGAAAAGCTGGTGACAAGGTAAACCGCAATTGGGAGTTGGTGGCTTTAAATGGTACTGAGTTACTATTTGAAGACGCTACATCGGACCAATTCATTCTCGCCAAATACGTCGCTAAGCCTCACCCGCAAATCAGCGACATCACGCCCGTCGAAATCATCGACGAAGGCAAACAAGATGAATTCGCCGAAGCGTGCAAACTCTTGGTCGAATCCGTAGAAGCAGAAGACAAGAAAGCAGTTAACTCCGCTTTCAACCGAATGAGTCTTCACCGCTTCTCCAGCCACGTCATCCCAGCAAGCCAACGTATTCGTTGTCGAGATGGAAACGTCTACCAATTACCCGTTAATGAAAACAGGATTTTCAACAGCGACGAAATTGGACAAATCATCAACGAAGCCAAGACCCACTACACCAGCGGTGTAGTCATCAAAGAAGGCAAAATTGTTGCCTACAACGGGTCCGGTAGCTCACTGAAGATCGACCCAATCGTGCCATTCACAGCTCGTGCTCGTCAACTACGACAAGTCGCGTTCAAAGGCCACGAAAACACCAAATTCCGCAACGCAGTCCTCGAATCCGCAAGCCTCTTGGCCGAAGGAAAAACCGAAGACTCCGCAAAACGAATTGGCCGAGCCCTCCAAATCGACGAAGAGTTCACGTTGCTTCGAGAAAGCGACATGATCACTGTCGTTGAGAACTGTCTTGCCACCCAAGCTATCTTCAATGATAAATTGGCACAAGACGTTGGCGTCATGGCTCACCAATTGAACCTGAAGGTCAACAAGAAGAAAATCGTGCAAGAATGGCGAAAAACCGCCAAGAAGGCCGGTAGCACAGTTCTCCTTGAGAACGTCCACCGACTCGAAAACTCCACGAATTTCCCAGGTGTACACAGCAAGTTCATCGCAATCCTCTTCGAGGACGCAGGCGGACGGGACACCAAGATCCTGATGCTTCGCACCACTCTTGAGAAAATGACCAATAACATCCCTGGCATCGCCAAGGACCCCAACCTCAACGAGAAGATGCAGTCGTTGATTGGACGCCTCAAAGGCGAACAGGTCGACGAAGCAACCATGTTCGAAGCTGAAGATGTCGTGGCTGCTGTCGGAGACGAACTCCAAGACACCGAAACACTCGACGACTTCGATAACATCGGCGGCGGAGAAACCGACGACTTCGACCTAGACGGTCTTGACGACGGCGGAGACGGCCTCGACGATGCTGCTGGAGACGCAGTAGCAACCGATGTCGAAGGCGAAGGCGGTGGAACCACAATCACCATCAACAGCCCACTCATCCAAATCGGCGGCGAAAGCGGCGGAGAAGGCGGAGCCGAAGAAGACCTCGAAGGTGCCATGGGCGACGATGCTCTAGGCATGGATACTGACATCGAAACCGACGAACTCGACGTTGATCTAGCCGACACCGACGAAAGCCCAGTGGGCGACGGTGGCGGAGCCTCGGACCCACTCGCAGTTGGTGGAGCTGAAGAGGAAGAAGACGACTTCGACTTCGGTGGCCTCGATGGTGAGGAGGACGAAGAGGAAGAGGACAACCCTTTCGGTGAAAGCGTCCAAAGTCCCGTTCATTACGAAATGAAACAGGGCTCCGAGGACGACATGCCAGCCACGTCCTATCCAAAGAAAATCAGTGAATCCGTCAGCACATACGGCCAAAAAATCCTTAAAGAAGGCGGATTGGTTGATGATGTAATTGGTACAATGCATTCCTTGATGAACGCCGGTACCACCAACATCACCGAAGCTGCTGAAGGTGCTCTCTCCATCTTGAAAATCACTTATCCAAAGGCATCGACCTGGCAAGTGGTTCAAGAGGCAGTTGCCGCTTACGAATCAGCTGACATGGAAGAAGTCTCCGAGGACGACGATTCCTTCGAACTTCAATCCGGAAAGAACCCGAAACAAGCGTCAATCCGGAACCTTGGTGAAGGGGAAGACGAGGACGAAGACGACGAAGCTGTCGAAGAAGAACAACTTCGCGGTCCGAACACCAATCCCCTTGGTATCAACAACAGCGACAACAAGGACCCAGTAGTAGAATGGGCCAATGTTGGTGATGGTGTGAGCCATGGTATTTGTGAAAATACAAAATTCATCTTGGGCCATTCCAATTTAAATAATATGGAATTGCGTTCTAATGATGGTTCCATTACTGTCCCCGTTCCAAATCCATTGTGCGAAAGTGCTTTAGGCAGTCTTCAGCTTTCTGATACTGACCCTAAGCAGTTCAACACTTGGGTTGCTCAGATTGTTGAGTCCATGAGCCCACTTAGTGAGCTTGAAGACGACGATCTGGATGATGCTATCGGCCAAGCCGGTGGTATGGGTGAAATGGGCGGAATGGATGACGATGCTGAAGACGATGACATGCTTTCCGTTTATGATGACCCCGATTCGGGCTCTGACTACGGAATGGACGAAATGTTCAGTCTGAAGATGGTCAACCAGGAAACTGGCGAAGAAATGAACGTAGCTCCACAAGAAGATGGTACTATGGTCCCTACCGGCGAAGCACCAGATGAAGAGCCGGAATTCCCAGAAGATGATGACGATGCAGGAAATGAGCCCCCAGAATTCGACTCCGACGACGACTCCGACGACGAAGATGACGGTTCCGACGACGACAGTGACGGAGATGGAGGCGACGATAATCCGGAGCCTCCTACGCCGCCAAGCTCAGATGAAGAATCGGACGACGGAGACGGAGAAGACTCCGACGAAGACGACGACTCCGATGACGAAGAAGAATCGGAGGAAGGCTCTGAAGAAGGCGATGACAAACCGGCGTTCCTAAAAGAAGCAGAAGACAAGGACGGCAACGGTCGGCCCGATTTCGTCGATCAAAAGATCAAAGGCGAAGACGAAACCATCGAAGAAGGACCATATAATCAAACCAATGAACAGCACGACGCTACAATTGGATTATACTGGTACGAAAACCAGTGGTTCATCGGAGACGGCCCAGTCAACACCGACGTCCCAGCCCCAGCCGTCCTACAAGAAGTAGCCAAACGACTCGGTCTCACAGACGGAGTATCCTCCGGCCAAATGGACCCCGACCAACTGATCTTCAACGTCCATCTCGACACTGAATTCTCAGGCGAAAGCTACGGCGGAGACTACGACAGCCCAATGTCAAGCTCCCCCGAAGCTCCATTTGACGACCGTAGCGTGACAGTCACCGGAGCAGAAGTCGAACTCGACCTCCCAGATGGTACCAAAAAGCGAGTGCCCCTCGGACCAGAAGTCGCACACGCACTCAGCGACGAACTCGGTGAACAACTCGGCGGAAGCTACTAAGGGGCATAATCAAGACCATGTCAAAATTCAACAGAACAGAAATCGCACACACTGGTAACATACCCAAGGGTATGAGTATCATCCGCGATACACACTCAATGCGAGTTCTCAAAAAAGAGAACGTCATCGTTGAAGGAATAAACGGACAAGAAGAAAGTGCACTCCGCATCGAATCCTTGCTCCAACGCGGAAACGCAGTAAACGAGAACACTCGTTACTACGACATGAAAACCGTGCTAAACCCAGCGGTCAACGAGATCAAGGAAGACATCACCAACCGCTGCGTCATGGGAGAATTCGACCACCCAGACTCCCTAAAAGTCAACCTCGATCGCGTCAGTCACCTGATGACCGAAATCTGGGAAGACGGCAAAGAAGTCTACGGCAAAGCAGAAATCCTCCACCGCACCCCACACGGGGCCGCACTCAGAGGATTGCTCGAACATGACGTACGAGTCGGCATCAGCTCACGCGGAGCAGGCCAACTCACAGAACAACGTATCGACGGAACGAACATCATCCTAGTCAACGAAGGCTTTCGCTTCATCACCTGGGACGTAGTTGCAAAACCAAGCGTATCCGACGCAATTATCCAAATTGCAGAGGGCTTGGAACTCGCCATGAA